TTACTCCTTTTTCCCCGTATCGGCATCGGGTTCACCATCAAACAGTTTGCCCTGCATCCGATCCAGTTCTTCTTTTCTGACCCGCTTCACCACGCTGTAAACCCACTGTAGCGAAACACCGAATTTGCGGGCCAGTTCGTGATGGTTGCGTCCGTCAAACTCCAGGAAGATTTCCCGATCGCGCTGGCTGACCTTCCAGACCATGCCCATCGGAAAATAGACGTTTTGCCCACCCCAGACCTGCATCATGCGGTTCGCGACGGCCTGACCAATCTGGTCGGCAACTGCGGGTTCGATATCAATAATCTCGCGGACGGTCTCAGAAGTATGCTGTGCCAGTTCCACCAACAGTTCCGGCCCTTTACTACGAAACTGATTCAGGTCGCTCATTGCTTCACCCCCGCTGCTCTGCGCTGCCACTTCTTCAGTTTCTCAATCACGCTACTTGCCTGCTCATTGCTGAGCCAGCGTAACGCGCTGATGCCCGTTTCCCGTTTAACCCATAGCGCCAGCGCCTGCTCTGAACTGTCACGGACGACGCCTGCCGTAGCCATTTCAAGCCATAGCGCACGGATTTTCTTTGACTGCGGATGGCTATCCAGCGGTAAGCCGTGCCTGGCTTTCCCGGCAGGCTTAATGCGAAAGCCTTTCTTTTTCATGGATTCCAGCACGCGGTTTAGCTGTGGGGTATCCATCCCTTTGGTTGAGGCTTTGCCGGTCAACCCCTGTAGCATCTGGCGGTAGGTGTCCTCATCCATCTGGAGGTCATTGCGGGCAATATGGATGAGTTGAATAAGACGCTGCTTAGTCATCATCGTCGCTCCTTTTACCTGCGCCACCGATATAATCGACATATAAAGGAAGTGCAACAGGCCAGCACATGAACATAACGGCCCAACTGATCCAGTGTCCGGCACCGCTGTAACGTGAGTAAAACCCTGAGCGGCGGTGCAGTTCAGCAGTACACCACCCCACGAGACCATACCAGAACAGGGCACATACAATAGATTCAGCCATCATAAACCACTCCCCAGCTTCCGCTGTTCCTGCCCGCTGACAGGCTGATGCAGGCTGACGTTTTCCCCCTCTCTGTAACCGATGTAGCGGGACATGTCCGCGTCACGGGATTTACCGGCTTTGCGGCCAGAGGTTGTTCCTGAATCAGGGTATTTTTGTTCAAGCCAGAGGCTTGCCAGTTCCCTTTCTTCGCGGGACATAGCAAATAAATGAACCTCGCTACGCACGGCCAGAACCCACCCTTCGGCAAATTTGTCACCACGGCTGGTCTTGGTCGTGTTTTTGATTCTTTTATTCTGCTGTCGAATATAGTTTTTACGGGCCATGATTAACTGTCTGGCCAGTACCTCCCATGTATATGAGGCCAGTTCAACCCGGTCTTTATTACCGTAAAAACCAACGCTGGGTTTAAAGCCGGAGTGAATAATAGACTTAACGCCAAATGCCACCTGGATAATATCCAGCAGACCCAGCATGTAACGCGGCGGATTAACGCTACCTGCAGCCCAGTAGTGACTGACGCTTTCATCAATATCACTGAGTGCGAGGTCAGCCTGGGTGATGTTATACGCCTGCATCAGTTTCTGGGCGCGTTGCAGGGCCAGTGCCGCTTCATGGGGGTTATCGGATTTAGCCAGCGCCAGCAGCTTTTTTAACTTCTCCAGCAGCTTTTCATTATTCTGCGGCATAAGTCACCCCCAGGCGTTCGGCAAGACGTTCCAGCTTTTTCTGCTTATGAAAGTCAATCATCAGGCCCATCCCGTTGAGGCGGAACTGTTCAATCATAATTTCAACGTCAGCCAGTTCAGCAGCCAGATCAACTTCATTGCCCAGTCCGTTCATGTTGCGGGCGGCAGCAGCGGCCAGTTCGGCGGCTTCTTCCATCAGCTTCAGCGCCTGTGCTTCAGGGCCAAAGGTTTTCAGGGCCAGATTGTAGATCGTCGAACGGTTATATAATTTCATGCCTTTCATTTTGTTGCCTCGCAGGGGATGAACTCCATGGCCGGGACTTCGGTGTAGTAATGCTGGCTGCAGTGAGGGCATACCAGCGTGATGAGGACGGCTGGCACATGGTATTTGCCAGAGGTAATGACGCTGGCGTCGCTGAACTTCAGGGTGGTGATACCTTTCTTACAGTTGGAACATTTGATGGACATAATTTATTCCTTAATGCTGTTTTCGGCGTGCAGAAGCCCACGGCACTGACGCCGAAATAAAAAAGAAATTGAATTAAAATTAAATGGCAGCGATATCTAACGGAATATTAATTAGCTTCCCGTGTTTATCTTTCTCCCGGAAATTAATATAGGTTTTAGACATGGCCACCTGCAGTGATTCCGATATGGCCTCCATTGCCCGGTTCCAGCGCTCGTCCTGAATCTTGACGCGGCGCAGGGAAAGAATACGCCCGGTATTAAGCTGGCCCTCTTTGTCCACCTGAAAAGCATCGCTGATGATGGCCCGCAGGTTGGCGTTCGCGCCTTCCGACCACTCGGTGACGCACTCGTCTATCAGGTTTTTGGCAATCTGCAGCTCTGGCCCGAAGGTCAGGGTTTCCTGCACGCGGATGGTGATCTGCTGAGCACCGTCGAAGCTGCTGAAGGTCACGTTGCCTTTGGCCCCGCCACGCGTTCTGCCGTACTTCTCGGCCACAAGGTCAAGCCAGGCATAGCACTCGTCAAAGGCACGACGCTTGAAGTCGCTGAGTTCATTGCGTTTAACTTTCGCGGCGGCAACCTGTTCTTTAACGAAAGAATCCATCGCGAGGTCATAGTCAGAAACCTGGTCAACCGGCACCAGACGCCCCTTGCGGTCTTTCATGTAGTCTTCTTTATTTACTTCGCTCATCTCTGTTCACCTTATGGTTAATGTAATGACTCTGACCAGGTAATACGGCAGCCATGCAACTCAAAGACGCCCTGACGAAAGCGCCCTGAGCCGTCATGGCCAACATGGGTATAACTCGCTTTGCCCTGCTCCAGCAGGCGGGCACAATGCCCGTTGCGGGCGATACGAATAACCGGCTTACTGCCCGCAATCATGACGCTCTGCACGGTGGTGTTCATGGCGTTGAGCGCCATAATGGCGGACTGCACCTTGCTCATCTGCTGGTTGATATCGGCGATGGATTTCATGATTAAACCCCTTTGACGACGTCGGCGTTGACCTGCGGAACCCCGATTTCAGCAGCCAGATTCATGGCGGCTATCACCAGGTTACTGACGGCCAGCGGATACAGCAGGCTGACCATGTTTTTACGGCTACTACCCAGATTGCTCAGACGGGCGCGGATGGCTTCCACTGCGCTGGCGTCCATGATGTCGGCCAGCTGCTTACCGGCACGTTGCAGTTTGAACGTCAGAAACTCTTCGAGGCTGTTGTCCAGCGGCAGCAGTTCAACCACCTCGCAGCGCTGGACGACCTCACGGACTTCCATGTTGCGTTCGGACAGTTTGTCCGCCAGTTCAGGCTGGCCAATCAGCACGATGGACAGCAGTTTTTTGAAGCCGGACTCCAGTTCGAAGAAGCGTTTAAGGTGCTTCAGCGTCGGAATGGGAAGGCTGTGGGCCTCCTCAATCACCAGAACGTGGCTGAAACCCGCCTGACTGCTGTCCTTCAGGACGCGGTGCAACTGGCGGAAGCGGGCGTCCTGGCTGCGTTTGATACTCTCCAGCGGCGCGATGGTGCTGATGATGGCCTCGGCGATAGCTGCCGCCTTCAGGGTTTTGCCCTTCACGTCGTTGTCTTCCATGGCGATAATGTATGGCTCGATTACAATCACCGGCGCGTTCTCGCGGTTGACGCGTTCAATCAGGTCGCGGCGCAGCGTGGATTTACCCGCACCGGACTCGCCGATAACCGCCAGAAAGCCACCATGGCGGGCGGTCTGGAACAGCGCCTCACGCACGTAGCGGATATCCGGCGTGGTGAACACATCGTCCGCGCCCTGCATGGCTTCATCGGCGAACGGATCACGGAAAAGGCCAAACGCTTTTTTGGTTGCTGGAAATAACACCTGCTTTTTGAGTAACATGTTCTCTTCCTCACTGAGGTTGGTTTGATCGGTAGTACCCGCTGTACGGGGCGTGACAGCGCCCTGTGCAGCATCAAAACTTTTCGCTGTATCAATCCCCTTACTTTCCAGATACAACGCCAGACGCTGGCGTACCTCTTCAGGGCTGGTGCGTGGCCACTCGTTATGGTTCACAATCTGGGCCAGCGTGGCCTCGGAAACGGCGACGGCTCTTGCCACCACCGCCTGCGGGATGCGGGCCTCTTTCAGTTGTTGCTTCAGTACCAGCATGCCTTCCTCCTCAGTTACCGTTAACGATGCTGATAACGCTGTTGCGGGCCGGAGTGGTCAGGGTAACCATGACCTCATCCAGTGTGGCTTCCGGTACGCCATCCGGGTACTGCGCCGTTAACTGGCGGTAATGTTCCGGCGTCCAGATATGGCCGTTAGCGCCAAACTTCTCGCGCAGGGCTTTCGCCGCCTCCACATGGGTCAGCGGAAGCTGCTCAATACGCGGCCCGCGCACGTCTGAAGCCTGACCGCGCTTCGGCATATAGGCCGGAAGCGTGGTGTCGTCGATATGTTTGTACGGGTCAAGTCGCCCGCCGAACGGCAGCGCCTTCGCCTTGCGTGCAGCAGCTGCATCGGCGGCGTTATCGGTGCCCGTAACCAGCTCTTCGATTTCTTTTGCAGCCGTCTGCGCCGGGGTCTCCGGCAGGGCTTTGTAGTTTTCGCCAAATACCGCCGCGCTTTCGGCAAAGCCGAACTCGTTCTTTCTGACCTCTTCAACCAGGAAGAACGTCTCGTGGCCGTCCTCACCGGTCAGTACCACCTGCGCCACATCGCTGCGCCACGGGTTACGGGTAATCATCAGTTTTTCGCCGACCAGTACGCCCGGTACCGTCGAAACGTCAAACTCAGTGCCCCGGAACGAGACGCGCAGTTTTGGCGTGACTTTACGGAGTTCCGGTGCGGCCACCGCCAGTTCGCGGCAAACCTCAACGGATGGCGCTTTTTTCAGCTGATCAGCAGTAATCTTCAGCCAGATATCCGTGCGGGTTTTACCGTGGCGGCTGTGGACCGCCGTGGCGTTAAAGTGGCTGCGCCATTTCACGGCCAGCGCGTTCAGTTCGTCCAGGCTATGAACCGGCTGGAATTTGAGACCCGGCTCCAGTTTGCGTTCGATAATGTCACGGGCCTTTTCCACCTGCCCGGTGGCGCGGGCGTTATGCGGCTTGTGCGCTATCAGATTGATGCCCAGCGAGCGGCACATGTTTTTCGTCATGCCAGCGGTGTTCGCCGAACCGGGATCAAGGTAGAGTATTTTCGGCACGCCGTGCAGCACGTCCGCGCCGCCGCGCTCCTGCATGGCGTTGATAAGCACAGAACAGAGGTTCTCACCAGATTCCGCACCCATCACGTACTCAACGTAAATCCAACCGCTGGTATGGTCGGTAATCTCGTAACTCCACACGCGGTCACTGGCGATGCGGGCGATGTTGGCAGGCTTGTTCTTGTAGAACTTCGCGCTGTCCATCACCTGCAGCCCTTTATGGCCGTTGCTCAGGTAGTAAAGCGTACAAAGTGAGGCATCAATCTCCCAGACGTGATTGGGATGCAGGCTGGCCATCTCGGACGACGGGGCCGGTGCGTCAAGCTGTTCCGGGTGCAGACCATAGTTCCGCAGGGCGCGGCTGATGGTGTCCTCGGACAGCGGGAAAAACTCGCCTGTGGCCTCGTCCGTTCTGCCAGCAGTGATAAAGCCGTTTGACCGCAGGGTCTCCACCGCATCCGCGATGGAATACAGGCGCTTACCGTTCTTACGGGTGGCCTCGCGCAGCGTGGCAGATATCAGCGCGGCTTCGTCGCGGCTCAGGGCACTGCGCCCGGCATCGGCGCGTTTTTTACGTTTGTCAGTCACTGATACCTCCTTCAGCTTGCGCAGCAGGGTGGCGCGGGACATGCCCAGTTCGGCGCAGGCGGCATCATATATCGCACCACGCTTACCATGCCCCGCGTCACGTGCCGCGCGGGCAACATAAACCAGTCGTTCAGTCAGGGCGGCACTCATGGGTTATGCCTCCTGCCCGTTAATCTCTGGCGTCGGGTCAGTCAGCCATGAAGGGGCTGCGTTGCCTGTCGGCTCGTCCGGCAGGTCAAATGTGGAGCGCAGGCTACGCGCGGTGCTTTCCAGCTGGCAGACCAGACCGGCCATAAAGTCTCTGGGGGTATCAATCATATTTTCAGCACAGTATGCGCACAGGGTTTCAAAGGCGCTGGACAGTCGAACGGCGATGGCAGATTCCGCCTCAACCGCTAACGCTGTAACTTCCGCACGCAGCTTCTTCACTTCTTCGTCAGGCTTGGGTGGCTGAATACGGGATTTCTTCTCCAGTTTGGTGGAGAGAGAGTCGATTTTTTCGTTTTTGTCAGCGAGTACGCGCTGTTGTGCCGCATTGGTCTCGCGGGCTTCGCGTAGGGCTGCCTTCAGTTCGCGGCTGGTCATGCGATCAATATCATCGAGATTCATACCAGCAATCGTGCCGCCATCGGCTAATTCGACTAGGTCTTCGTCATCTTCCGTCATCAATTCAAACAGCTTTGTTTTACCCAAAAGCGCAAGCGCTTGCGCTTTTGGTTCAAGCTTGGGAGACAAGTATTTAAGTGATGCCTGCATCATCACCTGCGCGGTACGTTTGGACAGGGATAATTGAGACTCGACGATGTCGATGAAGTCACCATGCGGTTCATTTTCTTTGAGAATTACCAGTCGCTTACCCGCCTCCAGCATGGCTTCAGCACTCTGAGCCATGTAAAAACGTGTTTCATGGACAATTCGATCACGTTCATACGGTAGCCCATCACCAAACTGCTTCATGATTTCGAGGCGATGTTCGGACATAGCATTAAGATTGACACTGAGACCATCGGTCAGCGGTGCATCTTCCACTAATTCAACTGGTTGTGATTTTGTGCGTCCCATTTCAACTCCTTAGCGACTGCCAGCCATAACACGCTGGTTAATTTCATTGATACGATCCTGTGCCCGCGCCATCTCGTTGCTATGCGCCATGGCGATTTGTAAGAGCTGGACTCCAGGGGCGAAACGTCCGTTATCCAGTTTCAGCGCCAGTCCTTCTTCTATAAGGGTATTGAGCGCCCGATTGATATTCGCCGGGGACTCGCCCAGAGCTGATGCCAGTTCACCGTTAGAAACACCGTTCAGAGCATGACCGCGTAAAGCCTTAAGGACACGCAAAATACGGGTACCTGAGCTTGATGTATTTGGTTTACTCATGACGCCTCCTTGAGGATGCCGGGGGTAACTTCTTTGCCTATTGCGACCGAAAGGTCTCGCAAAATCCGATAAGTCAAACGACCGCGTGGAAGTTCGCTTTTGCCTGCCCAGCGGCTGACAGCCTGGGTGACTGTTCGTGGCTCATAGCCCGCGTTAAGCGCAAACTGGCGCAGGCTACTGCCTCGTTCAACCAGCCGTGCCCGAACTTGTTGTTTGTTCATATGCACAGTGTTCCTGTTGGGTTATGATGTACTCTATTGGGTCTATTGTACGCACCCAAACGGGTATGTCAAATTGAGATATGTTCAAATGAGTATAAAAGAGAGATTGCGCGAAGCGATGGATACTAAGGGGTTGACGATTAAAGCATTGTCTGACCTGTCAAAAATTCCATATCGCTCACTTCAAAACTATCTGCGTGGTGAGAGAGAACCCAATGCGGAGGCTCTTGTTGCGTTAAGCACTCATTTGGGCATATCAATAGATTGGCTTCTTACTGGTAGAGAACAGATTCCATCTGAAGAAATTATCGCTGTGCCAACACAGCATCAATTCAGCCAGTCAGACCTTAAAATGCTTGAACTTCTAAACCAGTTAGATCCTGAGGTTCGGCGAGACCTCATGCGAGGCGCTGAAGAAAAACAACGTGTGATTGAGATGGAAAAACAACTGAAGGAATTATCCGCAACGATTGAGCGGTTAAAAAATGTGGGTTAATGTGTTCCTAACGAGAACACACAGCAGTAAGTGTTTGCCATTTAACAATAAAAAATAAGGTGAATAGTCAATGTCTGAGCAGGCCATTGAAGTTAAACACGTCGTAGTTCACATTTTGGACAAGCAACAAAATGGAGACGCTTCTGAGAGATTGAGTCCTGAAGAAGGACTGGTTACTGAGGCCTCCCAGCGCCTTATAAACGATATCTGTGCAAAATACGCAGGACGCACAGGTAAAGGTTATGGCTATTTTGAAGGCGATACGGATAACTATCCGATGGAGCGAATGGCTGGGGATTTTCTGGAAGGTGTTGATGATTTCTACCAAAGTTCCTGCCGGATGATGCATCACCTGACGGAACGCTCACAGCGAGAAAACATGGCGACTGGTGGTTATGTTCTTTTTGCAAACATCGTGATAGGACACAATGAACACCTGCTGATAGCTATTGTGAGTGCCACCATCGGGTCAACTGTCACTGATGATTTTAACATCCAGGACAGTACCTATCTTGATATCGCTAAGCTGCGCATGGCTGGGCGCATTGACTTAACCGCATGGAAAAGTGATGCAGAACGCTATATCAGTTTTCTTAAGGGACAAGGGAATGTTTCAAACTACTTTAAACAGTTCCTCGGCTGTAATGATGTTTTAATCGCCAAACGAGAGTCTGAAAAGTTACGTGACGTTTTAAAAGCATTTGCAGCAGAGAAAGAGCTTGACGGCGCTGAAAAAGACGCGTTTCTTAAGAGCGCGTTTGAACACTTACATGCGTTAAGTAAGGCTAATGAGCCACTTAGTCTGGAAACCTTTGTTAATGCCGTTTGGCCTCAGGCTCCAGATGAGTTATCTGGTAAACTTGCTGCCGAAGAGCTGGAGTTATCGGATGGCTTTGTTCCTGATGGTCGCGTCATCCGCGCTTTGGTATCTTTTAAAGGCAAGTCCAAATACTGGGAGCTTAAGTTTGACCGGGAAGGGAAAACTGAAGGCTATATTGATTATGATCCGGCAACAAATATTATCACCCTACGTAATGTGCCTGATGAGTTCAGGGAAATGTGGATGACAGAGGTTTAATCGTGACGATTTCGTTTGAGATGCTGACAGCACTGTACCGTCGCATGGTATTCCAGGAGGAGTTCCGTGTCGGTACGCTGTTGCTCTCAGATCAGTCAGATTGTGACCAGATGAATACCTTGCTTGATGATCCACGTGAGTATGGGCTTTCTATTGATACAGGGACTGTCGCTCCAGGCAACACGATCAACCTACGTGTTACGCCACCACGGAGTGGACTGGGACTTGTGTTTGCCACACACGAAAAATTACTAAATGCTCCAAAGCATCAGTGCCTGGAACCAGCTAATTACTTCATCCTTGAAACAAAATTTCGTAATGATGATGAAGATATCCCCGTATTCATCAGCAATTACCGGAAGATTCTGGAGTTCGTTAACCTGCTAAAAGAGGCCGCTGCCTACTTTGACAGCTCAACTTGTCAGCTGGTTTTTCTGAAAAAAGAAGTTATCAAGCTATTGCCACACTTCGCTGCTGAAAACGTACAAAATTTGCATCGTGAGCATCTTGATAATCTTTTAGCTTGTTTCAACGATGATACCCATAAGGATCAGAAGCTGGATATTCTGATTGAAAGTATCCAGGCCGTTAGTGATGGAGTTGATTCACCACGAGTATTCGCATTTTTACTGGACAATATTCAGCGTCTGCATGAAAAGTTCCTGAAAGGGTATCGTATATACTCTTCTGGATTCTCTTATGACAAAGTCATGGATCAGTTGCGTGCCGCAAAAGTCGAAGAAATGGGTAAAATCCACAAGGCGTTTTCGGACATCCAGAACCATATACTTGGCATTCCTGTTGCCTCAGTTATTGTGGCTACCCAATTCAAAGTAGCCACGAGATGGTCGGGCCAGGGGATAACAAACACGATAATCCTTCTGGGATGCATTTTTGCTGCGACGTTAATCTGGCTGGCACTTTCAAACCAGATGCAATCTATAAAGGCCTTGGGCGAAGAAATTGAATACAAAGAAAAGCAGATTAATAAAGAATATTCTTTCATCAAAGATGATGTAGCTGGTGTATTTCGCAGTATTTCTGCACGACTAGCGACGCAGAAACGTACGTTCTGGATCATCCGCGGTGTTCTGGTTATGGGAATCATCACTGCGATCACGGTTTATTTTTGGTACACAAAGCCAGCTCTTGACTTCATGCAGTACTTGATTGACTGCATGAAGTCTTATCATTCGGTCAAAAATTGAGAATAATGAGTTCCTTCTTGCGACTGGATTTGCCAGTTACCTTAAGGTTGTAGCTGATATCAACCGACAGCATGTTCAGACCATTGAATGCCTGTCGCATTTCCGGGATATCGTTCACCGATATAATCATCTTCCCTTTGATCCTGTGCGCCAAATCTGCCATGTGCTCATAGTTTTCCAGCCCGAACTCTACACCATAGCCTTCCGTTCCCCAGTACGGTGGGTCACAGTAGAACAGCGTATGCGGGCGATCATATCTCTCTATGCACTGGTGCCAGTCCAGATGTTCTATCAGCGTTCTGGACAGGCGCAGGTGTGCCATCGACAGTTCTTCCTCAATACGCAGGAGATTGAAGCGCGGCGCACTGGTTGTAGAGGTCCCGAACGTGTGATCGGCGACCTTGCCTCCAAACGCCTGTTTCTGTAGGTAGTAGAACCGGGCCGCCCGCTGAATGTCAGTGAGCGTTTCTTCCGGCGTATCCTGCAGCCACTTGTATATCTGACGGCTGACCAGCGCCCATTTAAACTGGCGAATAAATTCTTCCAGATGATGCTTGACCACCCGATAGAGGTTCACCAGTTCCCCGTTGATATCGTTAATGACTTCGGTCTTGCTGGGAGTCTTTAGGAAATAGAGCGCAGCTGCCCCGCAGAACGGCTCCACATAGCAGGTATGGGCCGGAAACAACGGTAAAATATGCTTCGCCAGACGACGTTTACCACCAATCCATGGGACGATGGGTAAAGATTGTTCTTTCATTATCCGTAAGCCTTTTGCAATCAATGAAAATATGGCAGGCTAGTCTGGTCTCGCGAGACTGACTGAACCCTGGTCGGCTCACAGTGCATACCTGTGGGTTGATGACCAGCCTGGTGTTACCGCACCGGGCTGGTCGTTCTTTCAAAGCCATCATGCGGTTCACGTCCGCATCCTCACTATTAACGCTGTTTAAAATCCCTTTCCCCGACCATTTGTGATGCTGTCTCCACTACACAAGGAGACGCTCATGAAAAACCTGAAAAAATTCATCCCCCCTGTTAAAAAGCCCCGTCTTAGCGGCTGGCTGCTGACCTCAGTGCTGCTGCTCGGCACCATCGGTCTTGTATCGCCCCAGCAACTGCCGGTGGTTGTCTACAAGCTGTCACTCATCACGCTGGCGGCAGTATTGGGCTACTGGCTTGACCGTTCGCTTTTCCCCAAAGCCCGTCCCGGTCAGTACCTGAAGCATGATGACAGGCTGATGGCTGATGGTCGCTTCCCCGTCCAAACTGGCCTTCACCTGGTCTTTTCCGCTGCGCTAATCCGCCGTGCGCTGATTGTTGCCGCAGTCTGTCTGGCCGTAGCGACGGGGCTGTAATCATGAACTGGCCTCAAATCACCCTCATCATCCTGCTTGCCTTTGGTCTGGGCGTAACCGCCATTAAGCATGGCGAGCCACGCAACGATAAATACAGCTTCTGGTGGCAGCTCGCTGGCAACCTGGTTATTGCCTGGCTGCTCTGGTGTGGCGGCTTCTTCAGTCAGGCCCGCGCAGCCCAGCCACCGCAGGCCGCGCTGCAGTATCGCGACGATGTGATCCGTAATGCCCGGCTTGAATGGGGAATGTCTGCGCCGGTGGCTGACTTCGGCGCACAGCTGCATCAGGAAAGCGGCTGGCGACCTGATGCGGTCTCGCCGGTTGGCGCTCAGGGGCTGGCGCAGTTTATGCCCGCCACCGCTGACTGGATAAGCCAGTTGATGCCGGGGCTGAACAGCCGCGAGCCGTTTAACCCGGCGTGGGCCATCCGGGCGCTGGTCAGCTATGACCGCTGGCTGTGGCAGCGCGTCAGCGCCGCCAACGGCTGCGAACGTATGGCCATGACGCTGTCGGGCTATAACGGAGGTCTGGGCTGGGTACAGCGGGACAAGCGGCTGGCCACGCAGCAGGGGCTGGACAGCACCCGCTGGTTTGGTCATGTCGCCACGGTGAATGCCGGGCGCAGCGCTGCCAACTGGCGGGAGAACCGCCACTACCCGCAGCGTATCCTGCGGGAGCTGGCTCCGCGCTATCTCACATGGGGAGGCAGCAGCTGTGTGGAACCTGGTTAAAAGATTACCGTGGCACGGCATGGTGCTGGCGCTTGTTCTGGTGGCTGCTCTTTATGGATTGAACCGCTGGGGCTATCACGACGGTTCTGAGGACGCAAAACGTGACGGTGACGCAGCGCTCAGTCGGCTGCAGTCAGCGTTCGACACGTACAAAACCGAACAAACGACGCTTGAGAACGCAGCGCTGCGGGCCTGGGCAAAGCGGTATCAGGAGCAGGTAGTCGCCGGGCAGCAGGCTGAAGCCGGTTACCTTAAGCAGATTGCTCAACTGGAGAGCCAGAACAAACAACTACAGGGGCAAATAAATGATGTCACACAGCGCTGGATTGATGAAAAAGGTAAGAGCCATCCCATTGAGTGCGTGTTTACTCGCGGTTTCGTGCGCCAGTACAACGCCTCGCTCGGATATGACAACGCATCCGTCGACACCGGTCATTCAGACTCAGCTGCCGCCGCTGGCACCGGCACTGGCGCAGCGTCCGGGCAACCTGAAGCCGCTGACGCCTGGCTACGCAACTCAGGTGTCTCCCAGCGTGACGTCCTCGCCAACATCATCGACAACGCGAAGCAGTGCCGCATCTGGCGCAGTCAGATAAACCGGCTGCTGGACGAACGGGAAGGATTACAGAAATGACGTTGCAGGTTGAATTCTGGACGGTGGTGGGCTTTCTCATCACCTTCATGAGCTTTGTCGGCGGTATGGCCAAGTGGCTGTTCAGTAAAGCGGAAGAGCGTCAGGCGGCGCGGTTCGCCTCCCTTGAGCAGTCGCTGCAACAGTCCGCCTCCAACTGGGGCGAGCTGGAAAAAGAATTTATGCGGTTTAAGGCGGATTTACCGCTGAACTACGTCCGCCGCGAGGACTACATCCGGGGCCAGACGGTCATCGAGGCCAAGCTGGACGCACTCTACAACAAACTGGAAGTGGTACAGCAGTACCGTCATACAGGAGGTCACCATGGTTGATATCGCCCGCGTACGCCGGGAATCCCTGCGCTGGAGTCTGCTGGTTGCTCTGAACAAAACCCGCCCCTACACCGCCAGCGAGACGCTGCTGCTGGACGTGTCCCGCGCCATCTACCAGGACACCACGCCGCTGGAGCTGCGCCGTGAGCTGGATTATCTGGCTGACCGCAAGATGGTTGATCTGGAGAAAAAACCCTCCGGCGACTGGTTTGCCGACCTGACCCGCCTCGGCGTTGACCTGGTGGAATACACCGTGGAATGCGGCCCCGGTATCGCCCGCCCGGAAAAGTACTGGAGTGAATGATGGCCAGACGCAGCACGATAGAAAAGCTGCCGGAAGACGTGCGTCGCTGGCTTGAGCGGGCGCTGACTGAATCCGGCTTCAGTGGGTATAACGAGCTGGAGTCACTGCTGCGTGAGCAGGGTTACGTCATCAGCAAATCGGCTATCCATCGCTATGGCCAGAAGATTGAGCGCCGCTATGGCGCTATCCGTGCGGCCACCGAAGCGGCCCGGATGCTGACCGAAGGTGCGGCTGACGATCAGGATGCACGTTCGGAGGCGGTGATCGCCCTGATTCAGACCGAGCTGTTCGAGAGCATCGTCCAGTTGCAGGAAGCGGAAGAAGGCGAAGTCGACCCTAAAGAGCGGGTGGCGCTGCTGTCGAAGGTGGCGAAGAACGTGGCCACGCTGTCCCGCGCGTCCGTCAACCTCAAGAAGTTCCAGTCTGAAGTCCGGGCCAGAGCGCAGCAGGCGGCCAGCAACGCCGAGAAAATTGCCCGTAAGGGTGGACTGTCAACCGATGTGGTACAGGCGCTGCGTCGCGAAATTCTGGGGATTGCCACATGAGCCAGCTTGCTCCCGTTTTGCCTGATACCTCGGCGCTGGATATCCCCGCCGTTCTGATGCCCTACCAGCAGCGCTGGGTGGCTGACACGTCTCCGCTTAAGGTGATTGAGAAGAGCCGCCGTACCGGTATCACCTGGGCTGAGGCGTCCGATGATGTGCTGACCGCTGCCTCTTCAGCGCCTGCAGGCGGGATGAACGTGTATTACATCGCCTATAACCAGGACATGACTGTCGAATATATCCAGGCGTGTGCGATGTGGGCGCGGGCATTCAACTATGCCGCCAGCGAAATCGAAGAGGGTTTCTGGGAAGAGGACGAAGACGACAAGCATATCAAGACCTACACCATCAAATTCCCTGACTCCGGCTTTCGTGTTGTCGCGCTCTCCAGCCGTCCGTCTAACCTGCGTGGCCGTCAGGGCATTATCGTTATCGACGAAGCGGCGTTCCATGAGCAACTGGACGAACTGCTGAAGGCGGCGCTGGCGATGCTTATCTGGGGCGGTAAAGTGCGCGTTATCTCCACCCATGACGGTGACGATAACCCGTTCAATACGCTTATCGGTGATATCCGGGCCGGGCGTCAGGGGGGCAGCGTACATCGCATTACTTTTCAGGAGGCTGTGTCCGAGGGACTGTTCCACCGCGTCTGCCTGCGTACCGGGAAAGAATGGTCGGAAGCGTCCGAGCAGGCGTGGATGGCATCGGTGTACAAATTCTACGGTGCCGGTGCATCGGAGGAGCTTGACTGTGTTCCGGCTAACGGTGGCGGAGCCTGGCTGTCCCGCGCCCTGATTGAGTCCCGTATGTCGGCTGACACACCGGTGTTGCGCCTGACCTGCCCGGAAGGCTACGAGCTGAAGCCCGACGACGTCCGCTGGAGCGAGACGCAGGAGTGGCTTGATACGCATCTGAAACCGTTGCTGGAGGCGCTCCCCGCTGACGCACGTTCTTTCCTGGGTCGCGACTTTGGCCGCAGCGGTGACCTGTCGGTGGACTATCCCCTGTTGCAGGAGAAGAACCTGGTTCGCCGCGTGCCGTTTGTGATGGAACTGCGCAACGTGCCGTTCAAACAGCAGGAGCAAATCGCCTGGTACCTGATGGACGGCCTGCCAAACCTGATGGGGGCGGCGCTTGATGCCCGTGGTAACGGCTCTTACCTCGCCGAATACGCCATGCAGCGCTACGGCTCCAGCCGGGTTAAGCAGGTGATGCCCACCGAAAACTGGTATCGCGAGCATATGCCACCGGTCAAGGCTGCGCTGGAAGACGGCAACCTGGTGGATTTACCGAAGGATGAAGACACGCTGGATGACCTGCGGGCCGTTCAGGTGGTAAACGGCGTTCCCCGCGTGCCGGAACAGCGCTCAAAAGCGAAGTCTGACAGTGGCAAGCGTCACGGGGATTCAGCCATCGCGCTGGCGCTGGCGTACTTCGCCAGTCGTGAGATTAACAAAGGGCCGGTGAAGGCAAGCTCACGCCGTCGTCGTCAGGCGGCCCGTATGCTGGAGGATTACTGATGGCCCGTGGACTCTGGGTTTCACCCAGTGAATTCGTCAAATTTGCCGAACCCAATAAAACGCTGACGGAGCAGATCGCCTCGCGCAGCCGCTCCATCGACTTTTTCGGGCTGGGGATGTACCTGCCTAACCCTGACCCCATTCTGAAATCTCAGGGCCGGGATATCCGCATCTATCGCGAGCTGCGTACCGACCCGCTGGTCGGCGGCTGCATCCGCAGGCGTAAGGCGGCGGTCAAGTCGCTGGAGCGTGGTCTTGAGCGCGGTCATGCCCCGGCGCGGGTATTCAGCTTCATCCGGGATATGCTCGACGATCTGGATTTGTCCCGCATCATCGGCGAGATGACCGACGCCGTTCTCTATGGGTATCAGCCCTGTGAGGTCATGTGGGGACGCTCTGTTAAATCCTGGGGCATCGCAGATATCGTGGGCAAGCCACCGGAGTGGTTCCAGTTCGACAATGACAATCTGCTGCGCTTTCGCGCTAAAGACGCCGGGCTTGAAGGCGAGCCGGTACCGCTGAACAAGTTCGTGGTACCGTGTCAGGACGCGACCTACGACAACCCGTATGGCTTCCCTGATTTGTCGATGTGCTTCTGGCCCGTGACCTTCAAAAAAGGCGGCATGAAATTCTGGGTGCGCTTTGCCGAGAAGTACGGCTCACCGTGGGTTATCGGCAAGCATCCGCGCGGGACAGCCCAGGGTGAGATTGACCTGTTGCTGGATTCCATGGAGGCAATGGTGGAAGACGCGGTGGCCGCTATCCCTGACGACTCCTCTATTGAAATTAAGGAGGCCGCAGGCAAGGCCGACAGCAGCGATATTTATCAGAACCTGATAACGCTTGCCCGCAGTGAAATCTCCATCGCCCTGCTGGGGCAGAATCAGACCACCGAGGCCAACAGTAACCGCGCCTCCGCACAGGCCGGACTGGAGGTCACCGATGATATCCGTGACGCTGACGCTGATATCGTGGAAAGCGCGGTGAATCAGGCCATCAGGATGGCGGTATCAATGAACTTTGGCGATGTGGCCAGCCCCGTCTGGAAGATGTGGGAACAGGGAACGGTCGACGATACCCAGGCAACCCGCGACGAGAAACTCAGCCGCGCCGGTGTGGTCTTCACCCCGCAATACTTCAAGCGTGAGTACCAGCTGCAGGACGGCGATATTGACGAGACACCACCGTCAGAACGCCAGAAGAACATGCTGCCGCTGTCATTTGCCGAGGCCATTGATGCCGATATTCAGGCACAGCAGGCCCTGGACGACGCGCTGGATATTCTGATGAACGGAGGCGCGTTAAATGGCACGCTGGAACCCGTACTGGCTCCTCTGTTTAAGCGGGTTGAAGATGGCGTCAACCCGTCTGAGCTGCTGGGCGAACTGGCCGAGCTGTACCCTCAGATGAACGCTGAAGACCTGCAGGAACGGCTGGCACGGATTATGTTTGTTGCAACTGTCTGGGGGCGTCTGCATGAGCGTGACAACGGCTGAACTGGCGTACTGCATGACGCTGCCCCCAAAACGGGCTATCAGTTACCTGAAGTCCAAAGGGTATAGCTTCACGTGGGACTGGGAGGAAATGTGGCAGGATGCCCATGCCCGCGCCTTTACCGTCGCCAAAGTGACCCGCCTTGATATCCTGGAAGATATTCGCGGGGCACTGCAGCAGGCTGTCGATGAAGGAAAAACAGGCCGCTGGTTCCGCCAGCAGCTGGAGCCGGAGCTGCAGCGCAAGGGATGGTGGGGGCCACGTGACACCACAGACCCGGTAACGGGCGAGCCGGTCACCATCCAGCAGGGCAGCCCGTGGCGGCTCGACACCATCTTTCGTACCAATATGTCCGTACTCTACAGTGCCGGTCGCTGGGCGGAGCAGATGGAGAACGTCGACGACAGGCCGTACTGGATGTATACCGGCATCAACGACAGCCATACCCGTAAGAGCCATCTGGCGCTGCATGGTCTGGTGCTACGCTATGATGACCCGTTCTGGCAGGCGTTCTACCCGCCGAACGGCTGGCGCTGCCGTTGTGGCGTCATAGCCCTGAGCGCGGCGGATGTGCGTGCCCGTGGCCTCAAGGTGTCAGATTCTGGCACAACCATGGGATGGGAGCTGAAGCTGGTCTCAGAGAAAACAGGCGAGATGCAGAACGTCGCCACCTTCAATACCGGCACCACGAAGGTGGCCACCGACGTCGGCTGGTCTTACGCGCCGGGGGCAGCATACCGTCCCGACCTTGCCCGCTATCAGGGTACGCTTCAGCCGCTGGCACAGCAGGAACTGAGAGGATAACGATGGCTTCCGATAACCTGGTCAATATCACCATTAACGATGAATCCCTGCGCCGGAGCCTCCGTGCGCTGGACCTGGCTGCCACAGACCTGGAACCCGCGATGCGTAAAATCGCCGGAACCCTGCTGGTGGAAACGCAGTTTAACTTTCTCGATGAGGGGCGTCCGGGGTGGACTCCCTCGCTGGCAGCGGAAAAGCGCGACGGGCAAACACTGCAGGATACCGGGCGTCTGATGGGGTCAGTATCAACCGACCATGACGACCGGCAGGCAGCAGTTGGCACTAATGTCGTTTATGGGCCAATTCACCAGTTCGGTGGTAAAACGGGGCGTAATGAGTCCGTCGAACTTCCGGCCCGTCCGTTCCTGCCGCTGACAGGGGACGGAGAGCTGCAGCCTGATGTGGTTGTCCCCATCCTCGATACGATTGTCCGCCATCTTGAAGCAGCGGCCCGTCGCTGAGTTTTGTCTCTGCAGGCGGGTGATTTATCATTGCCAGCCGCTGAGGGGCTGTATTACCTTTATAAAGGCTTTACAGCCCCCGCTTCGCACCACTATTCGCCTGCAGCGTGACATTCCCCGTACTGATACCCCCGATTTTTTCTAAAGCAGATTAAAAGCGCTGCTGATGCTTTTTCCACAAACTGTCCCCGACAACGTAACGCGGGACAGCAAAATGCCAGCCATTCACATTTTTAAAGCCGGTACTCATACCGATATGCACGGCGCGAAACTGCCGTTCACGCAAAGCGATCTTGCCGCCTGCGTGAAAGCCTATGACCCGTCCGTCCATGAAGCACCACTCGTTATTGGCCACCCCAAAACGGAAGACCCGGCGTGGGGCTGGGTGAAATCCCTGTCGCTTAACGGCGCTGACCTGTTGGCTGAACCTGACCAGCTCGACCCGCAGTTTGCCGAACTGGTGGGCAACGGACGCTTCAAGAAGGTCTCCGCCTCATTCTATCTCCCTGACTCACCGAACAATCCGAAGCCCGGCACGCTTTACCTGCGTCATGTCGGCTTTCTGGGGGCGCAGCCACCGTCCATTAAGGGGCTGAAGCAGGTGTCGTTTGGTGAGAAAGAAGAAGGCGTCGTGGAATTTGCCGACTGGAGTGATATCACCAATGCCTCTTTATGGGGGCGTCTGCGCGATTTTCTGATCGCCCAGTTCGGGCTGGACGAGACCGACAAGGTGCTTCCTTCATGGCAGGTTGACTCCCTGCGCGAAGAGGCTTACCGCGACACCGGGAAGTCTGAACCGGACTTCAGTGAACACAATCCCAACCCTCAACAAGAGAACAGCACCATGACTGATGACGAAATCAAAGCGCTTCAGGCGGAAAATACGCGTCTGAAAGCGGAAGCCACCCAGCGGGCGGAACAGGAAGCGAAGACCAGGCAGGAAAAACTGCACGCGGACAACGTCTCCTTTGCCGAGAAGCTGGTCGGCGCGGGTCGCCTGACCCCGGCAGCAAAACCGGTTGTTGTTGCCATTCTTGATGCGGTAGCCGGGGGTGATAAGCCTGTCGAGTTCGCCGAGGGCGATACCCGCACCCCGCTGGCCACGGCGTTTAAGACGCTGCTGGATGGCACTGCCCCGGTACTGAATTTCAGTGAGCACGCGACCAAAGACCGCGTGAACACGGATATCAAAACGACGTCAGCAGAGTTCGCTGAAGCCGACCCGGAACGTCTGGCGCTGCATCAGAAAGCGCTGGAACTGTCGAAAAAAGAGGGCATCAGCTACGACGCTGCTGTCTCCCGCTGCCTGTAATTAAGGAGAGAACATGTCTGACTATTTAAAGGGTAAGCGCGTTGTTGACCCGGTGCTGACCAGCATCGCTCGCGGTTATAAAAATGCCGCGTTCATCGGCGAGCGCATCTTCCCCATTGTCCAGACCGATAAGGAAGGTGTGACCGTTCCGACTTTCGGTAAATCCGCCTTTGTGGAGTACGACACCGAGCGTGCCGTAGGGGCTGACAGCAACGTTCTGGTACGCGAGAAAACCGGCAAGCTGGACCTGGTTCTCAACGAACACGATCTGGCCGCGCCGGTGGACTATCGCGAGAAGGCCGAGTCGATGTTCAACGAGGAAGCCAAAGCCATCCGCCGTGTGACGAGCGGTGTCAACCTGAAGCGCGAACTGTATGCGGCCCGTCTGGCTCAGGACAAAAACGTCTATCGCGCGGCTAACGTCAGGGCGCTGGCCGCTGCCGACCGCTGGGCCGGTGGCAAGGGTGACCCGATTGGCATCATTGAGGGCGGGATTGAAGCGGTACGTAACGCCACCGGTCTGCGGCCGAACCTGATGACCATGGGGGCAAGCGTCATGTCGCTGCTGAAGTTCCACCCGGCCATTCAGGCAGCGATTGGTGCCAACGAGCGCAAGCGTATCACCCTCGAAATTCTGAAAGACCTTTTCCAGCTGGAAGATGTGGTGGTCGGCGAGCCGGTCTCCATGGCCTCCATGAAAGACGCGCAGAGCAAGGACAAAGTCCCGACCGATATCTGGGGCGACAACCTGATGCTGCATTACGTCGGTAAACCCCAGCCGGGCACTGACAGCGCCGACGAAAATGAGCCGTCATTCGGTTACACCCTGCGCCGTAAAGGTATGCCGGTGGCTGACAAATATGATGGCGTCGGCGGCAAGGTGAAGTACTGCCGTTATACCGATATCTACAAAGTCGCCGTGGTCGGTGGCGATGCCGGGTATCTCGTCACCAACATCGTGAAATAAGGAGACGGTCATGGGTACAACTCAGCAGGTCATTCTGACCACTACCGTGACGGCCAGTGCGGCGCTGACACAACAGCGCTTTGTCGGTGCCGATAACGCGCCCTGTCAGGCCGGGGCCGTCGCGCTCGGCGTGGCTGAGGTGGATGCCGCTACCGGTGATGTAACGCCGGTCAACGTACTGGGTATCGTTGCCGTCGAGGCCGGTGCCGCGATTGCTAAGGGGCAGAACGTCCAGTCGGATGCAAACGCCTGCGCCGTTCCCCAGACAGCAGCATCAGGCGACACCCCGGCAGGTATTTCAGCCGGGATTGCACTGGATGAAGCACTGGCCGAAGGTGATGTTATCCGCATCCTGCGCGGGGTGTGACATGTACTGCTCTCTGGCGGATTTGCTTGAGCAGGTGCCGGAGCGGACGCTTATCCAGCTCACGAACGAGGAGCTGGATTTCGACACGCCCGCAGCGGTGAAGACAGAGGTGGTGGATGGCTGTATTCGCTATGCCGATGAGCTGATTGATGCCCATCTGCGCGGACGCTATACCCTGCCGCTGGCGGAGATACCGACGGTTCTGCGTGATATTGCCATCACGCTGGTGCGTTACCGGCTCTACACCCGCCGCCCGGAAGGCGCAGTCCCGGACACCGTGAAGGATGATCACAAAGAGGCCCGGCGTCAGCTTGAGGCTATCCGCGATAACAAACTTACGCTGGCGCTGCAGTCCACTCAGAAAGACGTACCTGAGTCCGGTGAAATCCGGGCGCGGGCACGCCGCCCCACCTTTGGCGGGCGCGACGGCTTACTGGAGAAATACTGATGAACGTTCTGCCCGTCCTCGATGCGGTGCTGGCCCGGTTGCGCGAGAAGCTGCCGCAGCTGCAGGTGGAGTACTTCCCGGAAAAGCCGTCCGAATACCGTCTGAATCATCCTGTCGGGGCGTTGCTGCTGAGCTATGCCGGTTCGCGCTTCGACAAACCCGATGATATTGGTGCGGTGATCCAGCCTCAGACTATCCAGCTCTGCGTCTCGGTGGTATTCCGCCAGCTCAACGGTAAAAGAGGTGCGATTGACGTTCTGGATGCAGTCCGCCGCATCCTCGGTGGCTACACCCCGCCGAATTGCCGCCGTCGTATCTGGCTGACCCGTGAAGTGTTTATCGGTGAGGTCAAGGGGCTGTGGCAGTACGCTCTCGACTTCGCAACCGAAAGCGTCTTTATCGAAGACAGCGATTTACCGTCCGGCCCGCTGTTAACCGAAGTGAACTATGAGGAAAGCGAGTGATGAAAGAATACCGCTATTCCGGCCCGGCCAGCGGCGTCACGCTGTCGGACGGAACCGAAATCCTGCTCTGGCCGGGGAAGACCATTCCTCTGCCGGAGGAGCATGACTATGTGAAGGTACTGGTGGCGCTGAAGCATCTGACGCTGGTGCCTGACGAAACCAAAACCGCCAGCACACCCGCGCCTCAGTTACCAAAGCGCAAGAACGGCGGCGACAACGATGTGAAAACGGAGGACTCCCATGGCAGCTAACTATCTGCATGGCGTAGAAACCATTGAGGTGGAAAACGGTGCCCGCCCGGTTAAAACGGTGAAGTCTGCCGTTATAGGCCTGATTGGTACCGCCCCGATGGGGGACGTCAATACGCTGGTGCAGTGCCTGTCTGAGAAAGATGCAGCGACGTTTGGCAGCCAGCTCACCGGCTTTACCATTCCGCAGGCACTGGATGCGATCTACGACCATGGCGCAGGCACCGTGTTGGTCATTAACGTGCTTGATCCTGCTGTGCATAAAACCGCAGTGGCCGATGAAGATGTGACGTTTGACAAGGCGACGGGTAAAGCACAGCTGGCTAATCCAGTGGTCGCGCAGCTGGTACTGAAACCGGACAGCGACGGCCAGCCTTATGTGGAAGGTCAGGACTACTCGCTTGATGCACAGACAGGGGTAATTACCAACCTCGGTAAGAGCATTGCTGCGGATGCAACTGTGAAGGCCGGCTATAACTATGCCGATTCGACCAAAGTCACCCCGGCTGATATCATCGGTGCCGTTAACGCGGCGGGCAACCGTACCGGCATGAAGCTGCTTAACGACAGCTTCAACCTGTTTGGCTACTTTGCCAAAATCCTGATTGCCCCTGTATTCTGCACCCAGAACAGCGTCTCGGTTGAGCTTATCGCCATGGCTGAGAAGCTGGGCGCGGTGACCTACATCGACGCGCCGATTGGTACCACTTTTGCGCAGGCTCTGGCGGGTCGTGGGCCGGAAGGCACCATTAACTTCAATACCAGCTCCGATCGCGTCCGTCTGTGCTATCCGCACGTCAAGGTGTACGACGCGGCCACCAACAGCGAACGACTGGAGCCACTGAGCCAGCGTGCAGCAGGATTGCGTGCCAAAGTCGACCTGGACAAGGGCTACTGGTGGTCGTCCTCCAATCAGGAGATTCTGGGTATCACCGGCGTGGAGCGGCAGCTGTCGGCAATGATTGACGACCCGCAGAGCGAGGTGAACCTGCTCAATGAACAGGGCATCACTACGGTCTTCAGCAGCTACGGCAGCGGCCTGCGTCTGTGGGGCAACCGGACGGCAGCATGGCCAACGGTCACCCATATGCGCAACTTTGAGAACGTTCGCCGCACCGGTGATGTGATCAACGAGTCCCTGCGTTATTTCAGCCAGCAGTACATCGACATGCCGATTACCCAGGCGCTGATTGATGCGCTGACGGAGTCGGTCAACGCCTACGGGCGCAAGCTGATTGGCGACGGTGCGCTGCTGGGCTTCAGTTGCTGGTTTGATCCGGCCCGTAATGAAGAGACGGAACTGGCTGCCGGTCACCTGTTGCTGAGCTACAAATACACGCCGCCACCGCCGCTGGAGCGACTGACGTTTGAGACCGAGATCACCTCGGAATATCTGTTAACCCTGAAGGGGAATAGCTGATGGCAAAGATTGAGATCAACCGCATCACGAATGCCAACATCTACCTGGATGGCGCTAACCTGCTGGGGCGGGCCGAGGAAGTCAAACTGCCTGACGTCTCCATGACCATGCAGGAGCATAAGGCGCTGGGGATGGTGGGCAAGGTGGAACTCCCGGCAGGCTTCGACAAGCTTGAGGGCGAGATCAAGTGGAACAGCTTTTACCGCGACGCGATGCTGTCTGCCGCGAACCCGTATAAGTCGCTGGCGCTGCAGTGCCGTTCCAGCGTCCAGCGCTACAGTTCGCAGGGGCTGATTGACGAAATCCCGCTGGTCACCTTCCTGACGATCATGTTCAAGAAGAACCCGCTGGGGACGTTCAAACAGCATGAGAACGCCGAGTTCTCCAGCAGCTTCACCTGCACGTACATCAAGCAGGTACTGGATGGTGAAGAACTGCTGGAGCTGGACTATCTGGCCAACATCTTCCGCGTCGGCGGCGTTGACCAGTTGACCGACTACCGCATCAACATCGGGGGCTGATGGTGACCGTCGAGATTGAAGATAAAGGCGGGAACTGTGGTTCGATTGGCATGGGGAATGGTACGTGGTTTACCATCCTTGATATTCCAGGGGTGGAAAACCTTTTTAATACCCAGAAAACCAATGACCCGATTGACTGCACACGCTCTAAAGCACGAAAGCTCGCTGACCTGATTGAGGCATGGGAGCCACCTGACCACTGGTTCACCGGCATCGGCAAATCTGAAGGAAAGGCACTTCTTATCGCATTCCTGCGTAACTGCAAAGGCTTTCGCACTCACTGATATCACAGGGGCTTCGGCCCCTTTCTTCTTAATCCCCTTTAATATCCGTCACGTCCACCTCCAGACATACTGCTCTGAACTTACACAGGAGCACGATCATGTCACAGACCCAATCCGATACTTTTAAACTGTCTTACCCCTTCACCACAGCTGCTGGCACCAGAGTTGAGCAGGTTGAACTGAAACGCCTGACGGTCAAAGACCTAAAACAGGTGCGTAAAATCAGTAAAGACCCGGCTGACTGGGACGAACCGCTGATTGCCCGTAGCACCGGTATTCTCCCGGAAGACCTCGATAACATGGATCTTGCCGATTACATGGAGCTGCAGAAACGATTTCAGCAAGTCACTGGGCTGGGCAAGAGCGACGAAAACGCTGATGCAGGCGCAGGGGCTGCTGGCGAGGTGGTTTAGATTTCAGCCGGGGGAGATTGATGCCCTCGATACTGACGATCTGGAGATGTGGCTGGAGCAGGCTGAAGAGCAAATCAGAAGCGAGTTCGGCGATAATCATTAACTCCTCATCACTTAACAGCCGCTACTCGCGGCTGTTCTGCATGGCTCTCAGACATTTTCCTTCCGTTTTTCCGCTTTCAGAGGATAACCACCGTGGCCAGTGAATTTTCAGTCGGCGTCATTATTGGCGGCATTGTCGGGAGCAGCTTCCGCTCAGCCGTCAGCGGTACCCGACGCGCCCTTGATTCCCTGGGCGATACATCGCGCCGCCTGCAGGAACGCCAAAACGCCTTAACCCGTGCAACAGAACGCTATGGTCAGTTGGGTTCTTCCCGGATGCAGCGCCTCAACAGCGACCTGCTGCGGGTAAGCCGCACAATGGAGCAAATTGAGCGCCAGCAGCGCCGTTTGTCAGCAGTATCAGCCACCAGTGACGCGCTGAAAGCTAACCGCATGGCGCTCTATGGCCAGGGAGCAGAAACCTATGCCATCGGCAGAACACTGGGTGCACCGGTCATGGCCTCAGTCAAACAATATGCCTCGTTTGAATCGCAGTTGCGGGATATCAGTGTCACTGGTGATCTGGATTCAAGGCAGGAACAGGCCATCGGTACTGCCATTCGTCGGGCATCCCTTCAGGTCAATCAGCTCCAGGAGTCCCTGCTAGGGGGTGTTGGTCAGTTAGTTGCCGATGGTATGAACCCGGAGCAGGCAGCTAAATTTGCCGGGATGCTCGGTAAAGCGGCCACGGCCACCAAATCGGATATGACTGACCTCGCAAAAATGACCTACGCCTTTAGCGATGCGCTGAAAATTACCGATGCGAAAGAGCTGGAGCAGGCGTTTGGGATTGCGGCAACCGGAGCTAAGCTAGGCTCGTTTGAACTGAAGGATATGGCGAAAGCGTTACCCGGTATGGCCAAAGCCTTCGCTGCACGTGGTATTTACGGCAAAGACGCCATAACCCAGATCGTCGCCAGTCTGGAAGTTGGTAAAGGCAGCGGCTCAGCGGAAGAGGCCGTCACCAATATGTCAAACTGGCTGGCGGCGATGGGGCGCGGAGATACTATCCAGAAATATGCTAAAGCCGGGGTGGATTACCAGGGGTCAATGCAGAATTACGTCGCTCAGGGCTTTTCACAGTACGAAGCCTCGCTGATGATTGCCAACCGTTTCATTGACGGTAAAGGTAAGGCGTTTTTACAGCAATGGAAAGCAGCAGGATCAAGAGGCGATCAGGAAGGCCAGCAGAAACTAATGGAGGCATTTGGTCTGGCAGAAGTCTTCACTGATATCCAGACCGTTAACCATTTACTGTCAATGCGTCAGGGCTGGGATAAATACCTTTCCAGCAAGCAGGAAATGAATACCCCGTCAGCAATGTCTACGCTGGATAAGGATGCTGCAAAACAAAATAATACGCTCGAAGGTCGTTGGCGCAGAACTCAGATTGGTTTTAACGAGGCAGCCATCAGCATTGGTGAGTCACTACGCCCGGCCTTGATCCAACTGGGTGAGACTTTTATTCCTTTAATGGACAGTGTCGGCAAATGGATAGCGGCAAACCCGCAAATCGTCAGCGGCACCATAAAGGTTGTAGGAGCATTACTCGCTTTCAAGATGGCCACTATCGGTCTCAAGCTGGGGCTGAATCTCCTTATTTCCCCCTTTGTTAACGTCTGGAAAAATGCCGTTTTACTGCGGGCCAACTGGCTTCGACTGACGCTTGCACTCGGTGAAGGCGGTAAGCTCCGCTGGCTGGTGACCGGCTTCAGCGCCGTCGCCAGAGGTGCCAGAACACTGGGTGGTGTGCTCTCCGGGGGGCTGGTCCGCGGCATTATGATCGCCGGGCGTGCCGTTCTCTGGATTGGCCGGGCACTGCTGATGAATCCCATTGGTCTTGCCATCACCGCCGTCGCGGCAGCAGCTTACCTTATTTACCGCAACTGGGGCGCAGTCAGTAGCTGGTTTAAACAGCGCTGGGCTGACATTAAAGAGGCGTTTAACGGTGGTGTCGTGGGGATTGGTAAGCTGCTGATTAACTGGTCGCCGGTTGGTCTGCTCTATAAAGCCTTTGCGGCTGCGCTGAAATACCTCGGTGTTGATCTGCCAGCGAAGTTCACCGACTTCGGTGGCCATCTTATCGACGGGTTAATAAACGGCATCAAAAACAAATGGGAGTCGCTCAAAACCACCGTCACAGACATGGGCGACAGCGTCGGTGGCTGGTTCAAGGAAAAGCTGGGCATTCATTCGCCGAGCCGTGTGTTTATAGGCTTTGGTGACAACATTGCGCAGGGTGCCGCTATCGGCCTGCAGCGCACCACACCACTTGCTGCACTGGCCGGGCAGCGTCTGGCCACTGAAATGACACCGGATGTTCCCCGTATCCCGTCGCCGGAAATCATGGCGGCGGGATATTCAGGTCGTGGCGCAGCTGCAACTGGCGGCGGAACATCTGGCGGTATCCAGGTCAGCTTTAATCCTCAGTTTTTCCTCAATGGCAAAGAAACCGCAGCGCCTGACGGGTTGACCGGCGCACTGAATATGAGCCTGCATGAGCTGGAGAAAATGCTGGAGCGTCTGCTGGCTCAGAAACAACGTCGGGGGTACGAATAATGTTTGCGGTACTGGGTGATATTGAGTTTGAACTGATTACCTACTGGGACGGCTTTGAGGCCACTTTCGGTGTCGATTATGCGGAACATGCCCGCATAGAGGGTAAGCCCGGCCTGCAGTTCGTCGGCGACAAGCTGGACGAAATCCAGATAAGCCTGGTCTTCCATCAGCATTATTGTGTGCCCGACGTGGAGCTGGCGAGACTGAGAACGGCCATGAAAGCCCATCAGGCGCTGGCACTGGTTTTCGGCAACGGTGACTATCGCGGCTGGTTTGTGATTACCGACGTGACCGCGACCAGCGAGCAGACCGACAGCACAGGCAACGTGCTGGCCGTCAATGCCACCGCATCTCTCCGGGAGTACATCGGCGACCCGAAGAACCCGCTACAGCCTCCTGCGATACGCACGCAGGTTCCCGGCGTCGGGGCGGTCTCCGGTGCCGTACCTTCTCCCTCCGGGGTGGCGCAGTACGTTCGCGACGGCGTCAACTATGCCAAACAGGCGCAGTCTGTTCTCCAGACCACCATCAGCGCCGTTCGGGTGGCGCAGAAAATGAAGGATAACCCCGCCGTTGCACTGACCCGCGTACCGGGGCTGATGAGCGGGCTGGGCAATGTATCCAGGGCGTTAGGCCAGAGCGTTCCGGCGTTTAATGCACTCTCTGAATCCATGCCTGATGCCATCAGTCTGGCCAGAGCCACCAGTGATGCGGCCACGTATGTACAACAGGCACAGTCTTCGCTGAGCGGCGTGGACGGCAGCAATATCGCAGCGGCACTTGATGCCGTTTCCGGGCAGCTTAACTCCGCCAGCACCACCTTCACCCGTATGTCGCCGGGGTTAAGCACCATGGCAGCCAAAATTCTGGCGAGGAGTGTGTGATGTTTCTTGAGCATGTCACCCGTGACGGAGAGCGCTGGGACTCTCTCTCATGGCAGTACTACGGCGACCCGCTGGGCTATCCCCGGATAATTGCCGCCAATCCGCACGTGGCCATCACGCCGGTGCTGCCCTCCGGGCTGTTGTTACTGATTCCGGTTATCGAGGCTGAAGAAGCCACCACAGAAGAGGATATTGCCCCATGGCTGAGATAAACAGCACTGCACAGGCCGCATCAGCGTTAACCGGCGTCAGCGATGTTCTGAGTCCGGTGTTCACTCTGTGGTATCTGCAGAAGAACATCACCACCGATATCGCCCCCTATGTCACCCGCGTCACCTACAGCGATAACATCAAAAGCGAGTCCGATACCATTGAGGTGGAGCTGGACGACACCGATGGCCGCTGGCTGGATAAGTGGTATCCGGGCAAGGGTGACACGCTGACGCTGAAAATGGGTTATCAGGGCGAGAAGCTGCTGTCCTGCGGTACGTTCTCTATAGACGAGATCGAGGTAAGTTCGCCCGCGTCCGTTGTCGCTATCCGGGGCGTGGCCACGTCGGTCAACAACGCCCTGCGGACAAAATCCAGTCGTGGTTTCGAGAGCACCACGCTGGCGGCCATCGCCGGACGGATTGCCAAAAAGCATCAGCTGAAGCTGGTTGGCAGTATTGAGTCCATCAAAATTGACCGGGTGACCCAGTATGCAGAAACGGACGTGGGCTTCCTGCGCCGACTGGCCAGCGAGTATGGTTATGCCGTAAAAGTTGTCAGCGACCAGCTGATTTTCTCTCATCTGGCCACGCTGCGTGGTCAGGAGCCGGTAAAACAGTTGAAGCCGCAGGATGTGGCCCGCTTTTCCCTGCGTGACACCATCAACCGCGTCTACAAATCAGCAAAGGTAAAACACCAGAAGAGCAGCGATAAAAAGCTGATCGTTTATGAAGCTGATGGCGGTACCAGCGAAAGCGAAAAACAAACCAAAGGCGGTAAGGTCACCAGTGCCGACTCACTGAAGGTCAACAGCCGCGTCAGTGACCCGGACAGCGCCCGGATTAAAGCAGATTCGGCGCTGGCCAGACATAACGAATACCAGCAGAACGGCTCCCTGACGCTGATGGGGACGCCCCAGTTGACTGCAGGCAACAAAATTGAACTGGTGGGCTTTGGTCAGTTATCCGGGCCATGGCTGATAACCACTGCCCGCCATGCGTTTGACCGTAACAGCGGCTACATCACCGAACTGGAAGTGGCACGAGGGCCGGTCACGCAAGGCAAGGCGAAGAAAGGTAAAAAGACCGGCAAAACCCAGACGCTGACCGTTTATAAACCGGACGGCAGTACATCCACGGTAATAAAGGAGAAGAAATAATGGCAGGTGTCACCCGTCAGGTCGGTACGGTCAGCGCCGTCGATGCCGACAAGGTTCAGGCCCGCGTTCGTCTGCCTGAGTGCGATAACCTGCGCACTAACTGGCTTAACGTGCTGCAGCGCAATACCCAGGATAACAAGGATTACTGGCTCCCTGACGTGGGGGAGCAGGTTGAGGTGCTGCTCGATGCCAACGGCGAGGATGGTGTCATTCTGGGCGCGGTGTACTCAGAAGTTGATAAACCGCCGTTCAGCGACAAAAACGTCCGGGGCACGAAATACGCGGATGGCGCAGAATTCAGCTATAACCGTGCGACCCATACGCTGACGGTCAAAGGCGGTATCGAGCATGTGGTGATCGAGGTTGCGGTGGGTATCAGCCTGAAGGGGAAAACCATTGATTTGACCGCTGATACCACCACGGTGAACGGTAACCTTGAAATCAACGGCAATGCCCACTCCACAGGCAGCATGCTGTCTGACGGCCAGAACTCCAATCATCATTCCCACTGACCTTCTTAAACGCCTTTAATATCGGCGTTCCCGCACAGGGGCAATACTGCCCCCATGAAAACAACCTCAGTATTCTGGCAACCGGCCCTGCAGGCCCCCGGCGAAATCGTCCGGGGGCTGGATGATATCTGGCAGGCCATTCAAATCATCCTGCGAACTCCTCGCGGCAGCGACCCGCATCGCCCGGAGTTCGGCAGCAACCTGCATCTTTATATCGACTGGCCTATCGACCGGGCCATTCCGCATGTGGTGCGCGAATCCGTCGATGCCATCCGCCGCTGGGAGCCTCGCTGCCAGCTGATGTCGGTTAAACCCGCCGTCGACGGTGAACATCTTACGCTCCGGGTGAGCTGGAAAGGCTCTGATGGACAGACCCGGACTCAGGAGCTGCTATGGCGCTGACAGAACCCGATTTTATTGAACGCGATGCCGACAAAATCACGGCTGAAATGATTGCGCAGTACGAAGCTGCAACCGAAAAAACGCTGTACCCCGCTCAGGCTGAGCGCCTGCTGATTGACCTGTGGGCATACCGTGAAATGCTGGTCAGGGTGGCGGCGCAGGAAGCGGCTAAACAGAATCTGGTCGCCTTTGCCCGTGAGCCGATGATTGATTACCTCGGTGAACTGGTCGGTGTATACCGTCTTGCCGCGCAGCCTGCCATCACCACGCTCCAGTTCTCCGTGGATGAGGCGCTGGCCATTGATGTGCTGATCCCGGCAGGCACCCGCGTCAGCGCTTCCGACAGCATTATTTTTGCCACCGATACGGACGTGGTGCTGAAAGCCGGATTGCTGCTGGTCAATACCACCGCCACCTGTACCGAGCCAGGAGCCGCTGGCAACGGATGGCAACCTGCGCAGGTCAGTCAGTTGCTCGATGAGATTGATAACGTCGACCTGCAGGTTACCAATCTGGCGGCCAGTTCTGGCGGTTCTGAGCAGGAAGACAATGACAGGCTCCGGGAACGGATCAAACTGGCCCCGGAGTCTTTCACAAATGCCGGAAGCCGTATGGCATACCGCTTTCATGCCATGCAGGCCCATCCCAACATCGTTGACGTTGCCGTGCTCTCTCCGGTTCCTGGCACCGTAGAGCTGTACCCACTGCTCAGTACCGGCCTGCCGGACGACAGCATCCTCACTCTGGTAGAGAGCTTCTGCTCAGACGAAAAAGTCAGGCCGCTCACTGATACCGTGCGGGCTAAAACGCCCGTGCAGGTGGATTACACCATAGATGCCCAGATCACCATCTACCGCAATCAGGATGCCAACTCGGTAAAAGACGAGGCAAACAACGCCATCCAGAACTGGGTCGCAGCCCGAAGAACCAAGCTGGGCGTGGATATCGTCCCCGGACAAATTAACGCGGTGTTGACTGTCAGCGGCGTTTACCAGGTTGAACTACCCGGCCTTGAACTTGTTGTTCTTGCAGAGAATGAGTGGGCTAATTGTACCGCCATCAACGTAACTATCACGGGAGTTGTCGATGGCTGAGACGCTAAAACTCCCGCCAGCACTTGAGGGTGATATCAGCTTCAGGGCACTGGGCAATTTGGCCGGAAGACTGGACAGCATCGACCTGAGCGTGTTGATGGTCTACCTCGTCGATATTGTCGACAGCTCTGCGCTGCCATGGCTGGGCGAGCAGTTCTCGCTGTTCGGTGACGGCTGGGAACTGGCGGAGTCAGACGATGTACGTCGCACGCTCATCAAATCCGCCATCGAGTTGCACCGCTACAAAGGGACGCCGTGGTCAATCCGGGAAATTATCCGCCGTTTTGGCTTCGGTGAGGTGGATCTGATTGAAGGCACTGGCCAGATCGGATACGACGGCAAACACAGTTATAACGGGCTTTTTGTCCACGGCGATGCGGAAGCCTGGGCGGTCTATCGCGTCATCCTTAAACAGCCCATCACTAACGATCAGGCAGCACTGTTACGTCAGACGCTCGCTGCCTTTGCTCCGGCCCGCTGCCATCTGGCGAGTCTGGAGTATCAGTCTGTCGCCATCCGCTACAACAACACCGTCAACTATGACGGCAGCTATAACCACGGGAGCAGTTAATTATGGCAAACCTACCTGAAACCCCGCAGTGGGAAGACGGCATCTACCAGATTGAGGTCTCCGACCCCGTACTGGGCGGGCCTGACGGAATTTCTAACCGTCAGGCTAAACAGCTGGCCAGCCGTACTTCATACCTGAAACAACAGGTTGAAAAAGGCGGTTCAGATCTCGCGAAACACATCGCAGCGGCCGACCCGCATACCCAGTACGCGACGAAGGCCAGCCCAACATTCACGGGTACGCCAACGGCCCCCACGCCTGCAGCTAATGACAATAGCAAAAAGCTGGTGACGACAGAATTTGTGGCGAGGGCGATTGCTGCGCTTGCAGGTACAGTCCCAGAAACACTGGATACGCTGAAAGAGCTGGCTGATGCCCTTGGCAACGATCCAAACTTTGCGACCACAGTGCTGAACAAGCTGGCGGAGAAACTGGCCAAAGACCAGAACGGTGCGGATATTCCCGATAAGGCAGCCTTTCTTCAAAACCTTGGTTTGGGAGAAGGTTCGGCATTACCCGTTGGTGTGCCTGTTCCGTG